TCTTAATTGACTTATACAATCCTGTAGCAGCAGAAGGTATTGCGCCAAAGATTGTGCTGAGCATAGTGGTAGCGACAAGATTGGTTACAGTCTCATCCATTGTATTGGTGCGATCAAATGGAGCGCGTACTGCTTCTGATGCAATGCCAAGCGCAAGACCACCTTTAGCACTAGCAGCAGCAGCTTGCCGCACAGTCATACCACCCTTGGCAATCAAGCCAAGCTGACCAAATACAGGCAAAGCAAATACAGCATTGAGAGGATCAACAATAGAGCCAGCCCACACACCAAGGTTTGTTAGACCTGCACGCTCTAGCTTTTGTTTTGTCAGAAGTCTGTCATCGATATTGGCTTTGATAAAATCAAGATGCTCCTGATCTTTAGCCATAGCTAATTCAGTCAGATAATCCCCATAACCACTAATGTTCTCAGGTGTAAAGATCTCTAACTGCTCGTCATACCCACGCCCTTTGAAACGTATGCCCTCACGCACAGAGTCAATCATGCCTCCATACTGATAATCCCATGTGGAAAAGAACCCATCCCAAAATCCAATCTCATCCATGTTGCCAACTTGGACAGGACCAGTACCAGCAGGTAAAGAATAGGCACTTTGATTAAAGGGTACTTCCCTCATGGCACCATCGCATCATTAGTTGCACCAGACTCAAGCATATTCATTCTAGCCTCTTGTGCTTTGCGCACTTTCTCAGCCACAGCAGCATCAAAGTCTGATGTAAAATTGTTCTGATTGTTTAGCTGCGTTGATGTAATGGTGAGCGGTCGATTGTTCCTGATTACAGGCTGACCCTCTCTATCAATCAATTGCCATGTTACTTCGGTATTGGTTGATGTGCGGGTAGGGTAGAGAAACACATTGTCGCCCAGCTTGGCATTATAACCAGCAGGCATTGCACCAGACATCATGCCTTCAACATGGAAGGCAACCTTGTCCATCTGTTCATCATTGTAAAATGCTTCGGGCGCAAACTCATGCTTGTCTACTTTATAGCCACCCATAGCGTTAGGTATTCTAACAACTTCGGTATCTGAGTAGATGGCAGCGTATGAATTCTTGATTACATCTTCTGCTGTATTTTCATCGAATGTAGCGTAAGCAGTCATCGCAATATTGGTCATGCGCTGTATAGCATCACGCGGCACATTTTCACCAAAGAAATTATCAGCGTTATCAAACAGTCTTGCTTGCACAGAACGGCGAACCTTAGTTGGTTCGACAGTATCTAGCTTTAAGTTCTGTGCGATTGACGAGTTGCGTTGACCCATATCAAAATCATTAGACAAAAACTGCACACCCTGACCAATCTTGTCAGAGCCATAGCTGTTTACAAAAGTAGATATGTTTGACCAGAACATTGCGGCATTTTTAGACAGGTTCTTTGTAGATATTTTTTCACCACGCGGCCCGACACGGCTCAACGAAACATTGGCTAGATACAGTAGATTTTGTAATTCTTCATCAGTTGAAATGCTTCCACTGCCATCAGCAACACCCTCAAATGTGGCTTTCAATGATGCAGGTAATATGTTGCCAGCAGTCAACCAGCGCATAGCGGTAGGATTGCTTTCTAATATTCCGCGTGCTTGATTGCTGCCCCATGATGTTGAGCCAATGCCAACATTAGCAAACAACTCATCAGCCATATCAGCTTCTTTTTTCCCACTTAATACATTCAAACCAGCAGCGAGGTTTTCACCAAAGGTTTTCATTTCTACTGCTTTGGCATTTGCAGTGATGCCTGCTGCGTATCTGCCACGCAGAGCAGATAACTCATTAGCAATTTGTTTGCGCAGCGCAGGGTTGTCTATCGATTGAATGGCATCGTCATTCATGCCAAGCAAATCAGCGACAATCTCTTTGCCTTGCTCATTGAAGCTGCCTGCAATCAAAGCACGCTCGATTGCCATCACTTTGTTTTCTTCACCAGTAGCAAGCAAAACATCAGCAGTGTTTCTAAACATCGTGCCGTAGTAGGCATTGTTAGCCCTGTCAGTCGCATCTTTAATAAACTGATCTGTAAGACCTTGCTCTACTCCGTCAGCTTGTATTGTGGCAATAGTGGCATCATGCAAAGCCTGTGCGCCAGCAATGTCACCGCTCAGAACCAATGCCTCAACAGTATTGTTCTGATCTGCATAATGGATTTGTAGATCTTCTATTGCTGCTGCCTGTTCTTTAGCAGCTTGCTTTATCTGAATTGCATTCCGATGTTGTATTGCAACATCAGCAGCATTGCTCTCAAGTGTGGAAAGAGCAACCTCTCTAAAATCCTCTGGCACTGCATCAAGCAAGCCAGCTAACGCAACCTCAGCAGCCGCATCAAAGCCTTCAACATCATCTGTGTATTTGGCACGCACTTCACCTAGAACACGATTGGCATCATTACCAAATGCAATCGCATATTTCTTTTCAATAATAGGACGAGCCGCATTCCGCGCCACATAGCTCATAGCTGATGTGACATCTTGATATATAATTTTGTTGGTTGCCTCATCACGAATAGGCATGTGCATTGCCGTATTACGACCAAGCTCTTCTTGCTCTATCTTTTGCCTATTGAAGTCAGCCGAGTCTTTTTCTTTACGAGCAGCAAATTCAGCATCATCTCTGATGTTTCTAGCTCTTGTATTCGCCTCATGAATGCGTTGGCTTGCTTGATAGCTTGCATCATTTACGCGTTGCGCTGCACGCTGCAATGCACCCGTAACTTCATCAGAGCCACTATCTGTATTTGCGCGTCTGACATTTGCACTAAATACCTGTGGTCCTTTTGATCTAATTACACCTGCCATTATTTTGGCCTCACTGTAGAGAACAGATTATTCCTGTTGTATTCGTAAGCAGAAGTCCGTGTTTGCAATGCATGTTTATACGCAGACTCAAGCGTGTCATTTGCTGCTGCTATACTTTGAGCGCGTAAATGATTTGAATAGCCGCTACTAAACGCATCAAGCAGCAGAGCTTGCTTTCTGTTCTGCATACGCAAAGTAGATGCTTGGGATGCAAGATTAAGTTGACCCAGTTCGTCTTGCACGCCGCCAGCAATGCGCCCTAATTCAATACCTGTGTCTTTTACCAGCCTGTCATTGATTGCTTTAAGGCTTCTGTCTTGCCTGCCAGTAAATGCAGCGAATGCATTGTTAGCTGAAATGGATGTAGTAAGATTCCTTACTCTGGAATTGTGTTGCTCCTGTCCACGCAGTTTAGCTACCTGCCCCTCAGCCTTTAACTGCTGTTGCGTAAGACGATTTTGAGCAGAAGCCGCACGCCGCCCTTGAACAACTGATACCGCAGTGAGTGCAATAAAAAATGGGTCCATCAGTAAGCCAACTCCATAATCATACCGTTGATCTGCAAGCCAAGCGGCACGCTTTGCGATACGGTTATTGAAGGATCACGATCAAAGCCCAGCACAAAGAACTCGCGCTTGCCGCTAATAGCTGTTCTGGATGATGACATATCATCATTCACATTCCGCACGATTAGATCTGTGCCATCGACAGATACAGACAGTGTTTCCTGCAAGTCTAGGATTACAGAAGTAACGCGCCTGCGCTTACCGCTTAGTGGGCCATTGGATATCTGACCATCAACAGGCAGTGTCTTTAGCTGTGGGGTGAAGGCATAGCCGATGTAAGCTGAGGTCAGGGAGGAATCTACCGCAGTTACATCGACCTTGCCGCTGGCGACTGTGAACTCACCAACATAGTCAGACCCGCTGACCACCTTCACCACGGCACCGTTTGCAAAGTTAGAACTTACGGTAAAGACACCCGTGGCATTAGAACCGTTGCTGTACTGATTGCAGTAATCCATTGGCATTGATGCTTGGAATTCTTCTAGGAAGAAAGCCTGTGAGCCTGACCCATTGTCACGCTGTGCAATGCAGAACAGGCGATCACCAACGGCACAAATCGAATGGAACTTGCCATCTGTATTCCACAATGCCCAGCCAGCTTTCTTGTCACCACGCATGGAATAGAACAAAGCAATGGTGCCATCATCATTTACATAGAATGCAAAGCTCTCTGGCTTATCCAATGCACCTTTGACAGTGCATTGCTGAAACGGATTGACCACCAGATGAGATGACAGGACAGAGATATCTGTTGAGACATACGCGCCTTCTGAGTCACTAAAGATATATTCTCTGGCTGCATTGCCACTGGCTTGGATGTAAACCGTTGCTCCATCAAACGGACGCGGTGTTACAAAGGAAGAACCGAATGGTGTCTGTCTTTTTACCTGAGCAGTAGCAGGTGTTACAGGCGTGGTTGCAAAGGCTGGAACATAGAACTCAGCATCGCTAGTAAACACTTGCAGATCACGATTAGATACAAGATGGCGTATCTGGTTAAACGATCCGACTGCCGCCGAGATATCGATTGCATCATCGTCATCGCCATCACCTACATCGAAGTTGAAGAACCTGTTGCTCTTTGATGCCCAGATATGAGAGGGCTGCGCTTGAGAGCCAGCAAACCAAAGCCTGCCCTCATGGAAGGTAACAGCAGCAGGGTAGCCACGAACGGCAGAGTAAGCCTGTTCGGCAAACTCCGTTGTTGCTGCACCCGTGGCAATGCGCGGAGAACCACCACCTACAGCACTAGATGATGCGCTTGCTGCTGCTGTTATTTCGTAAGTATTTTCGTCAATGATTGCTGATATTGTACGAGAGCCGTTGATGTTCGACGCAGCGATCCCGCCAACGGCAGCAGCACGGTCAATAGTAATTGAACCACTTGGAGCGAGACCATGAAGGGCATGCGTGACAAGAACCTTGTCACTACCCTCAACTGTCTCAAGAGCATCGATTGCAAGCTGATGCCTGAGAGTGCCTTTGATAGTGCCTGTAGCTGTTGTGCCATTTGCGACAGCCGTGATTGTAACATCTGTCTCTCCAATCAAGAATGTTGTGCCAACATGACCTGATACGAAATGAGCAACGCTAGTTGTCAGCGTGACACCAGAGCCAGTCGTTCCACTAGCAGCAATGGTTACACCTGCTGCTTGAAATGAGTGATATGGTTGGAAGGTTGTGTTGCCATCTGTTGAGGTTTCAAATGCGAAATACTCAACTTGGAATGATGTCAGTCCTGTGCGCACCAGCTTCACAATCGGATACTTGGTGTGGGCAATGAACATAACATCACCCTGCTGTGCATAGGTTAGCTGCTCAACCTCAGACTGTGACCACGGAAGATTAACACCCGTTGTAGTCTGTGTAATTGTTTGCACCAGCGTAGGATCATAGTTGCTGCTTGGATCAAGTTGATAGACAAGAATCTTTCCTGCCTCAAAAGAAACTATGTATTTCTCATCATCAGAAAAGATAAATGGTTCAAGCCTGATCTGCGGTCTTGTGGCTGAACCAGAGGGCGTCAGCGTGACTGTCTGCCATGCCTTTGTGCCTGTGCGTCTTACAAGCCCACCCTCTGATTTGATAAAAAAATTACGCACCCTTTCGGCTGCGTGAGCGTAGACATTGGCATCAGTCCTTGCACGCAGTGACGGACTAACCTCTCCGTAATCGAAGCTAGTCAAAGGAACCCTGATGCGTGCCATCAGCTTAACCTTTCAGTCTTAAACCTGTTTACTACCAGCCTGCGTGTAGTCTGCTGCTGCCCATCTAAGTTGCGTGCCTTAGCCATTAGGAACTCAGCCTTGTCATCCATCAGTTTGGTAAGCCCATCATCTCTTGCAATCGAAGATGCAAAGACGCTGGCTAACTGATACTCAACAGCCAAAGTAAAGTAGGAAGGCCAATCAATTTCATTAGCGCGGAATGTATAGTCAGCAATCACCACATCTGATGCAGATGTATTGGTAAAGATCTTGTCACCGTAAATGCTGTATTCGATGATGTTGTCGTTGACCGTGACCGCGTGAAGCATAAGCAGATCACTTGGCAACTGATATGCACGATCAAAGCGACCAGTTGGCGTATCGCTCAGAAGATTAAGTTGTGCTTGGTTGGTAGCAAAACGCCACCTTGTATTAACCAAAGCAGCCTGCGCCATATCCTCGTACATATTGTTGGCAATCAATGCCTCGGTACTTACGTCATCAAACGAAGTAATAGGGTTCGCGCCAATCAGGGTGAGGGCGCGTGCCGCAATGTCTATAGCTGAGTTTGCTACTGTTGATGCCATGTAGAGCTAGGGGAAGGTAGGTTTGTACCTTCCCCCATTCCTTTAGTCGCTGTCAGTCATTGTGAGGGCAGTGCCATCAGCAATGTCTACAACGGACCCTGTGTTTGAAAGCACAACAGAGATACCCATGGTTGGAGCATCACTATCATATACAAAAACAACGTCACCAACATTCATCATGGTGGCTGCGTCATTGAAGTATCCTGATGCGCGTACTGCACTCAGAGCATCAGTGGAGTCATAGAACCAGAGGCTATGACCGCCACCACCTGTCATACGAGTTAGACCAGATGCAGAATAAGCCATTTAATCCTCCCCTTATGTGTTGTTGTCCAAGACTTCATAGACGCCGTTGTCGTTGATAACGACTGCGCCCATGCTCATCATGGATGTGGTTAGGTGAGATACCTTCTCAGGGATGTAGTTCACTTCTGTCGAAACATCAGCGTTTACACCAAGACCAACAGCATTGTTGTGGTAAGCCATATTCTTACCAGCGGTTACTGCTGAGGTTGAGAAGATCTGGAAACCCAGAAATGACTTCATTGTCATGCCACCAGCGTATGGAAGATTCTGGTCGCCAACATAGTCAGATGAAGCGAACTCGTTGATCAGGAACAGATCAGCAAATCCTTTAGGGTTCATTGCGATATAACGCTGCCCATCTTCCGGCACATCGTTGACACCCATTGTTTCAAACAATGTGAGCAAGTCGGCCTTTTCGATAGCACCGCTAGTGTCATGAATCTGAGTGGAGTTAGCACCCGCATCCATTGCAGCATAGATGATCTCGTCAGTCTTACGACCAAGAGCAGCAGCAGCAGATGTTGCCACAGCTTGACGCTCATCAATGTTAGTCTTGAGTTCATCGAGCTTGTCGATGTACTCGGCTGCGTAGTGGTCGGTCATTGTGACCTCTACGGTTGTGTGCGCAAGCTCCATAGGTGTTACAGAACCATTGCGAGATTTAGTTGAAGCGGAACCAGTGCCGATCTTCTGGAAGCGTGCAACGCTTGCAGACACATTGTTATTACGGATGGTGTTCTTCAGTTTAGAACCCATACGCTGATAAGCCATGTGTACTTCGGACTCGAACTGCTTAATAAAGGCGGTATCAATGCTAGACGCCATTTTTAAGTCCTCGATTTAAAAGTTACAACGATCAGGGTTATCCGCTTCGCTCGTCACATGGTTATCCTTGCGGGCCATCAGTTAGATGCGGGCCTTTCATCTTCCTCAAATGACACGGTGATATGATCGACACAACGCACAAATCTTAAACATGCGTAGCCATTGATTATCGTAGGTGTTCTGGAAAACATGCAGCCGCTTAGGGTAAGCAGCTTTATTGTGTCATCATGCTCAATCGGCACTATGTTTTCTACGATGTCATACTTGGTCAGAAAGTAATCAAACACTGGGCCGGTGATGCGAATCCATGTGCGAAAATGATTGTGTAACTCTTGGCTGCCAAGCATCCAGATAGAGCCAACAGACTCGCCTTCATTAGCCAAAGGCACAGTGCCAAACATTGCTATGGTGCTTTTGTCATTGGTCACTGCGTATGTCTCAGCACCTTGGATGCCGAGAGGTTGATGCAACGCACGCCACGGCGTTGCACCATTAATTAAACATTCACGAATGTCACTGTTACGCAGCTTATGCTGTAACTCACCAGCATGTTGAACGTCAGCTTTGACAATCGTTAATTCGTTATACTGGCCTTCACCTGTAAAGCTGCGCAAAACCATCCTGCACCTGCTTGATAAAGGCTGGGTCACGCTTTCCTTGCTGATGATATCTTGGGTCCAGCATCATTGATCTAAGCTCTGCTTCATTGAGTTGAGCAGCAGACTCAACACTGCCAGCAACGCCAGTAGAGTTAATAACGCCCATTACTTTCTCAAGCACCTCAATGCCTGTGGCTGTTTCACCAAGACGCTCTAATGCTTCAAGCTGTCCTTCATCAAAGAACTTACCAGCCCAAAGCTGCACAGCTTCGATACGGGCATCAGCATTCTCGCCTAGCTTATCTTTCTCAGCATCAAGATCTGGCAGGTGCGCATTGATTGCATTCGTGTACATCTCAATGCCTTTGGCAAACATCTCCTGACCATATCCGTTTTCAAAAGCATGCCCTGCCCACCAATCAAGCAACTCGTTACCAACAGCTTCCTGCTCATCTACTGAGTCAGGTAGTTGATAGTCACCAACAGTTGCAGGACGATCAGCCCACTTTTCCTGATGCAATTCTTCGGTAATTGTTTTGCGTAGTTCTTCCTCACCCTTGCCCAGCTTGCTTTCTAGGTTTGAGTAAGACGTAACCAAATCCTCTGGTGAGTTGAACTTCTCAGGCAACCACTCAGGGCGTGCGTCTACAGGTGCTTCTGTAGTCTCGGCTACTTCCACATTATCTGCTTCATCCATTAACTTTTACCTTTTCTGCATGTTTGATACGCCGCTCAATAAGACCGACAAGATACCGCTGACCCTCCAAATGACGGAGTTCAGCGTCAGAAACATTGGCACCTGTCACGGTTTCAATCGTGATAGAGCGCAAATGTTTCAATACGGATTGACCTGTAGGGGTGGCAAACAATGAAGCAATCTCAAGAGAGATGCGATCATCCTCTGCATCGGATCGCATGAAGCCATCCAGTTTGATTTTTGGCATTACATACCTTCTGGTGGAGGTGCTGCCTGCTGCTGCATCTGTTGCATCTCTTGCATAGCTTGGACAATTTGCTCACGCTCTGCTGAGTCTCTTATCAGCATGTCAGGAACGCCAAACTTCTTAGCCAGATATGCTGCCGCTTCCTCAGATGAAACAAGTAGGTTTACCATTTGTGGGCCAAAGCGCATGCCAACCAATTCAAGGAAACGATCAACAGATGTTATGTCCTGATTAGCTTGCGCTTGGGCTAGAGGAGAAACAGAACGAACCTTAACCTCACGCCCATTGAGCGTAGGGATATCAATGCGTCCTTGCTTCTTTAGAATGTAAACAACGCGTTGCAGAACGGGCTGAATGAACTCTGCTTGGAGTCGGCCAAAAGCAGAGCCTATACGGCGGGATAGATCAGCCATCCGTTCTGCAACTTCTGTAGCTGTGGCGGGTGTTCTATTAGGGTCGCCCAGCATATCATTATACAGCGCACGCTTAATGTTATTGCGCATGTCAGACAGGATAAGGTTTGCCACATCAAACGAACCAGCAGCACGGATAGGCTGCAACCCGTTAGATGTTGGAGACTTTGGAATGATCGTTCCGGGAACCAGATTGATGCTGTCAGTGTTGATCACTCCATCATCGTCCATCTGGTAAATTCCAGAGATCGCCATTTGCGCATTCTCAAGGACAAGTTCGATTGTGAGGTTGGTTGTCTTGATTGCGCTAAGCGAGTTAACCAGTGGGCCGCGTCCGTAGACTTCCCCTGCTGCTTTCGACCAGCGGAAGCAAACAAAAGGATTTGACCCAGCACCTTCTAAAACCTCCTGATGAATTAGCTCCTTAGTTTCTTTTTCGATGACGTAAAACCCATTACGCTCGACATTTGGTTTGTCATACAGACGGCAGACAACCTCGATGATCTTCACCTTTCTATCTGGTGAGTTCATCATTCTGTCTGTAATCACAGGCGGCAAGATAGCTTTCGGGTAAGCAATAGGCAGATCTTTACAACGCAACTCACGCTCACGATAAACGTGATCGATGCGATCATCTGGCCCGTTCTCCAATACAATCTGCGGCAGTGGCACAGCGTTGAAGCGCACAGGATTAACTGCGTCACCTTCTTCAACCAGTAGGCACCCAGTGCCAACTGCCAGATCAAGGAAACTCTCATGCGCTTCCTGACCAAAGTTTGAGTTCTGTATTATCTCAAAGACATATTCGGTTACTTCATCAAGCTCGTTATCGATAGCTTCAGCTTGTGATTTATCTACCTCAGAGCCAGCAATGAAGTCAGCCCAGCGTGCAAAGTTTGGGCAAATGCCATTCTGTAAGCGCGATGCAAATTCCTGCACACCAACAACAGCAGTTTCGTCAAAGATACGATCATCCCTGCGCTGCCCTGCTGATGTTTTAGTAAAGCCCTCGCGCTGTGGCAGCGCGTACTCGTAACATTCATCAAACAAGCTCTCAAACAAAAGCCTGTGAGAGCGTGCTTTTTCATATCGCTGTAGATAGGTTTTGGCTATGCCGTCATGCATTATTCATACTGATTGTAGTATCCGATGCCACCGCTAGAACT